CGTAAGGGCTGCCCGGCCGGCGCAGTGCAACACCTCCCCCAGGCTGGAACGCCGAGGGGATCAGAACCAAAGGAGCTCTGTAGTGGCTGCTGCTGAAGATAAGGTTAAGGGTAAAACGTCTACCCGTTACCGGGCGATTTCCACTTACGCCGGAAGGCGTGTGGGCCGTTACGTGTATACTAACTACGTAAACGGTATACGCTCGGAGGGGACTAATACCAATACCTACAGCAAAGCAGGGACGCAGGTTACCACGTCCGAAGGGCACCCTTTTCTTAGTTCTAAAGAGAAGGGTCGACGCGATCTCGGCGGTAACTTCTTCACTCAGAAGAAGTTCATGATTAAGCCTTTAACAGCTAACATCACGAACCGGTATCGCAACACAATCAACAAGACCGACTTGGTTTACACCTATGTTGGTCCTCTGTTGGCCGTTAATCCGGCAAATACGCCTTATCCCCCGTCTATGTCTAGCTCTAACACAGAGTTGGATGCTGCGGGGACCACGGCTATCGCCCGGATTAAGCCCACTAATCCAGTTGCAGGTCTGACCGCGGCTCTACTTGAGCTGCGGAGGGAGGGACTTCCGTCCCTTTCCTCTAGCCAAACATGGGAATCTAGAGCGACCGTCGCCCGCGATGCGGGTGGCGATTACTTGAACGCCCAGTTTGGGTGGAAGCCTCTTATTAATGACGTCCTTGGGTTTACCTCGGGCGTCAGCCATGCTGATGCTGTTATTAAGCAGTATCGGCGCGGTATTGGGAGGCCTTCACGTCGGATCTTTAACTTTCCCACTACAACAATTGCAGACACCGACAAGGTCTATGACTTTGGGACCCCTTGGGGTCCCGCCGAGTCGGCCTTTTTAGATGGTGTCTACAATCAAGGTGTCATTTCTTTTGAACGTAGTATTGTTCAGAAGAGATGGTTCAAAGGCGCGTTCACCTATTACTTCCCTGCCGAAATTTTAGGCAGTAAGAAGATGGCGGACTACGCAATACTCGCCCACCAGTTGGGCTTGTATCCATCGCCAGAAGTACTCTGGCAGGTGACACCTTGGAGCTGGGCCGTCGATTGGGTCTCGAACTGCGGAGATGTTATCTCCAACTGGTCGAGCTTCCATGAAGATGGTCTGGTTATGCTCTATGGGTATTTGATGGAGCATACCATCGTTACTGATACCTATAGCATGAGTGGCTTCACCGTTAACGGTGTGCGCCACCCTGTCCAAGATGTGGTCCTGGTCACTGAGACCAAGCTACGTCGAGGAGCTACCCCCTATGGATTCGGCGTAAACCTTGGAGGCCTTTCGGCCTTCAGGACGTCGATTATGGCTGCCCTAGGATTAAATAAGGGCATCCGCTAGTTGTACTAGCGTATATAACCACCAAATAGGAGCAATGCTAATGTCGTTTGCGGATCCGCAATCTGTCACCTTTCCGGCGCCACTGGCCGGTACCATTTCGCTGCCCCGCGTAGTTAGCGGTGCGTATCGGAGTGAGTACTCGTCAAGCGATGGGCTGGTGACCTTGACGGCGTCTTCCCAAAACGGGAAGAGAACACGCCGCATGTTGCGTCTCGACCATGCGAAAGTCAGCGCGGACTTGTTTGTCCCCGCCACGAACGTTAAGCAGACCATGTCGACGTACGTCGTAATTGACGTGCCGAACGTGGGATACTCTAACGCCGAGGCGTTGGCAGTCTACACAGGCCTCAAAACGGCCATGACTGCCAGCACTGACGCGCTCATCACCAAGTTGTTGGGTGGTGAGTCTTAAAAACATGGCTATCACCGTCGGCTTCGTGATCATTTGGTCACTCGCCGTGATTGTCTGTTATATGACAAGTAGGTGATACGCAGGCCCACATTGGCTATGGATGAAGTTACCCCCAACTTAAGGAGGACTTCTGAAAAGCCTAATGTTGCTCTGGTTCAAGCTGGCCGAAGAATTGGCCGGCTGGTGCTGCACTAGCGCCGCTCGCGATTGTAAAACCGTCGCGAGTCGCGTCGAGCACGAAGGGTCATCGTTTTTGACGATAACCCTCCCTCAGTTCTGCAAGGGCTTCGAAAGAGGCCTAGAGCAGGGCTATTTGGACCGTCGTAACTTCACAGCATTTAGTTTTGCTGCGGAGTCAGGGCTCCCGAAATTTCTCTCGGGTTTCCTCGGTCAAGTGTTCGACGCTAGTAGTGGTTTGTTACTTGATACGCCAAGCGTAGATGCCATACGTGCTGTACGACAACTAACATTGTTGTGCGGCAAACAATTCAAACTCCCAAATCAGGAGCGCGAAAATGGCGCAATGTATGGCTATGTCAAGTGTGACGAACAGGTTCGGCTTAATGACGCCATCCTGGCAGCAGAGCGCGATAAGCGTGATGCACTCGCGAGGATGGCCCATGTGGCTGTTGGGAGAGCGCTCCATATGGTTGAGGTGTCCCTGTCATGGGGATACCGGGGTCGTGTTCTTATCCAAGAACATGACTTTTCGCCAGCTGGAGCACGTGCGGAAGCTAACTCAGAGAACTTGGAACAGGGCTCTGAGTTGGTCGGAATTTACGACCGACGCTTCCAGTTAGTTCCTTCCCATGGACCAGGTGCTACCGCTGATGGCCTAAAAGGCAACCAGAAGTGGCAGTACGATTACTGGCCCAAGCGTCTCAGCACGGTCTTCCATCCGGTAGACTATGCAATTCCTAACTACTCTTATTATGAGCGGTTGGATGAGATGAACCTGTTGGAACCCGAAGCTGAGCTTCCCGTGAGGGTGGTCTCAGTTCCTAAAACGCAAAAGACACCTCGTATCATTGCGATCGAGCCTACTGTTATGATGTTTATGCAGCAGGCGTTGAAGTCGCGGTTGTACGAAGAGGTTGAGAGGGATAACCTCCTTTCTGCCTTTATCGGCTTCGAGGACCAGTCGCCTAATCAGCGGATGGCTCTCGAGGGCTCCTCAACCGGGGAGCTGGCTACGCTTGACCTAAGCGAAGCTTCTGATCGTGTCTCTTGTCTGCATGTAGAAGACCTTTGCCGCGCTACTCCGGCCCTCTTTGAGGGTCTGATGGCGGTGAGGTCGACGAAGGCAGACGTACAGGGTCATGGTGTTATAACCTTGGCCAAGTACGCGTCTATGGGTTCAGCTCTGACGTTTCCGATCGAGGCGATGCTTTTTCTGTGCATCGTCTTGTTAGGGATCGAAAAAGAGCTTAATAAGCCACTTAAACGCGAGGACTTGTACAGTCTTCGCGGTAAGGTGCGTGTCTATGGGGACGATATTATTGTCCCCGTGGATTATGTGCGTTCCGTGATTGAGTCACTTGAGTCTTATGGACTCGTGGTGAATCACACTAAGTCTTTCTGGACTGGTAAGTTCAGAGAGTCATGTGGTAAAGAGTATTATGATGGCGTGGACGTTTCTGTTGTCCGCGTTCGTCAAGATGCTCCTACATCATGGAGGGATGCTCGGGAAGTCATTTCGTGGGTTGCCATGTCAAACCAGTTCTTTAAGGCTGGTCTGTGGCAGACTGTGAAGTGGCTAGACTCCTATATGGCCGGGGTCCTGACGGACTACCCGGTCGTTGCGGAGACTTCTCCCGCGCTTGGGCGTTACTCATTCTGCGGTTATGAAATCCAAAGAGTGGGTGGTGCCTTCCAAGCTCCTTTGGTTAAGGGGTTTGTGGAGTATAGTGTGATTCCGGCCAATACGGTCGATGATCACTATGCCTTGCACAAGTGGTTGACTATGCGCGGCGAGCTGCCATTCGTCGACGTCGAACACTTAGAGCGTTCTGGACGACCCTCCGCCGTCAGCATCAAGCGGAGGTGGGTGCAACCTTTCTGATTGCATCCTGGAGCTAAAGGAGTAATCCTTTAGTGGCCCTTAAAGGGGCCCTGTGAGAGCTAACTGCTCTCTCGCG